GCAAACAATCTCCAGATATGTTCTTCTGCATTCTCTAAATAATCTGCCTTCTCTGATAATCTAGCATTTAATAATTCAAACTCTGTTTGTAATGCAATACCAGAATTAATTGTTTTCTCTGTTCCTCTTACAGAACCCATATGTGTGACTCTGTTGATTGCATCTACTTTCATGTTGATACAATCCATAATACCTGTCAAAGACTGTGAAGAAGGTTGTATAATGTAGGGTTTCAAGTCTGATTGCATATCTTCTGGTATCTCAATTATTGATCCTGCACCTGCACTAGCTTCCACATTAGGTGTTTTGACTAGACTTGGGTGATTAGATAATCTGATAAGCTGTTCTATCTCTGAATAATCATTGTATATAGATTTCTGTAGTTCTGCCACATCTTGTAAATCACTTATGCCTATTGCTCTTTTTTGTGACTTTTGGTTGTAAAGAACAACAGCAGGTATTTCATTAATCATGTTTGGCATCTCGTCTATCAATATTGGTTGAGATGTGGAATATCCTTTGTTGAACTCTTTGACCATCAAAGTAGTGATATCTTCTTTTGTCCATACTCTAAGTGTTGCTACATCATTTTGTAGGTTTTCTAATAATGTAAGTTCTGTTAGTTCATATCTACCATTTATCATTCTTTGATACTTCCAATTCAAGACATTCTCTGGTGTATATACTGATATGTATGGTCTAATATCTAGCTGTATTTCTTCTGCTCTGGTTTCTGTTTGAACAGCAGGTTTATCCATGATTGCCCAACAAGTACCATAGATAGAAGCATTGATTTGCATTTCTCTAATAATATTGTCAAAAGATCTACCATCTAAATCTGCATCTTTGAGAAAGTTCTCTAATTGTTCATCTCCAGATAAACTGCCATAGTTTCTTGTTGGT